ACGGAACTGCTGTAGCAGAAACAGACGGAGATTAGGAGTAGGGGGAGCAATCCCCCTATCTTTATATGGCAAGTACAAGAGCAAATTCAGCAATAGATATAGCATCAAGAGCTTTAGTTCTTATTGGTGCAGAACCTATTACTTCATTTGACTCTTCTAGTACTGAGGCTTTAGTGGCAACTAATATGTATGAGGATACAGTTAGAGCCATGTTGTCTACAGCAAGATGGCGATTTGCTACAGATCAACAAATTTTGCAAGAACTTACAGATAAACCTACTGGCAGATTTGATATTGCACATCAGTTACCTAGCAATCTTTTAGTGTTACATGGTGTAACTATAAATGATAGATTGATTGAGTTTACAGTTTATGGTGATAAAGTATTTAGTGATAGTACATCATCAGATACTTTAATAGCTGACTTTACATTTAGAGCAGATGAAGTTGATTTCCCATCTTATTTTTCTTTAGCATTGCAATATTCTTTAGCATCTATCTTTGCAACATCAATAGCTAGAGATGACAGACTAATGCAAATTATGGAAACAAAAGCCAATCAACTTATGGCTAAAGCAAGAAATATAGATGCACAACAACAAACAACAAGAAAGTTATCAACATCAAGATTTATTTCTAATAGGAGAAGTTAAATGGCTAGAGTAAGAGTGCCATTAAATAACTTTCAGTTTGGAGAGATAAGTCCTTCTTTAACATCTAGGACAGACACAAAAGTATATACTAATGCAGGTGAGCAGGTAAGAAACTTTTTTATTAAATCAGAAGGTGGTTTAAAAAAAAGAACTGGCACAAAACGTATTGCAAACTTTGGTAGTAATCCTGCATTTACTGCACTAGCTAGTCTTAGACAAAGTGTAAGAATAGAACCTTTTATATTTTCAGATGATGAAAAATATATAATAGCATTTAGCAATACAAGAATAGAGATATTTCAGATTAGTCCTACTGATGGCACTGTGTCATCTATACAAGCAATTACTGGACAGTCATGGTTAGTAAACACAACATCAGCATCATATCTTGAAGAGATTACTTTTGCACAGCAAGGTGATCTTATGTTTATATGTCACAATACATTTCAGACAAGAATATTAGAAAGAACTGGTCTTACTACATTTGCAGTATCTACATTTAATTTTGATACATCAAGAGATGGCAATGACATATTTCAGCCATATTTTAGCTTTCAAGCATTAGGCACAACAATATCGGCAAATGCAACTACTGGTAATGGTGTGGCTATTACAACAAGTGCTGATTATTTTGTATCTGGTCATGCAGGTACTGATATTTTAATAGGTGAAACACGTGTACGAATTACATCAGTACAAAATGCAACAACTGCAACAGGAAATATACAAGGCACATTAAGACAACAATTAGAAATAGACAGTTTAAAAACATTTGAGGGTAGTGGCACAATAAGAGTAACAAAAGCCTTACATGGTTTAGCTGTTGGGGCATCAGTTACCTTTGAAAGATCAGGTGCAGTTGGTGGTATAGCTAATAGTAATATAAATGGTGCAAGAACTATTACTGCTGTTCCTGATGAAAATACATTTGAATTTACAGCAGGTAGTAGTGCTACTGCTACATCTAGTGCTATAGGTGGTGGTAGTCCTCGTATTGTGACTGGTGCGGCTACTACTGAGTTTAGTGAGCAAAGTTATTCTGCACTTCGTGGCTATCCTGCCGCAGTTACATTTCATCAAAATAGACTTTGGTTTGGTGGCACTTTAGCACAGCCTGATGGGATATGGGGTAGTAAGTCAGGTTTGTTTTTTAATTTTGATATTGCAGATGCACAAGATAATGATGCTTTAGATTTAACTGCTAATGTTGGTGAAATATTTTCTATAAGACATTTAGTGTCTAATAGAGATCTACAGATATTTACTACTGGTGCTGAGTTATTTATTCCTACTGTTGCTAATAAAGCAGTAACACCTAGCAATGCACAAATTAGAAGGCAAACACCTTTTGGATCTAGTTTTGTTAGACCTACAGTATTTGATGGTGCTACTTTGTTTATACAAAAAACTGGTAGTGCTATGAGGGAGTTTTTGTTTTCAGATTCAGAGGGTGCATATACTTCTGTTGCTGTATCAGGTCTTGCACCACATCTTATATTAGATCCAGTACAACAAACATCTATCAAAGGTGCTTTAAATAGAAGTGAGTCTTATGCTTTTCTTATAAATAATGATGGTACTATAGCAGTGTTTTATTCTGTAAGAGGAGATCAAAAAGCAGGGTGGAGTTTGTGGGATACACAAGGATTGTGGCATAGTATCTGCTCAGTGCATGAAAGATTGTTTGTTGTTTGTGCTAGAGATGATGGATCAGGTACAACTAAATTATTTCTTGAGGAGTTTCAGACAGATATGCCTATGGATTTCTGTGATACATTTAGTGGAAGTGCTAGTGTGTTTGGAAGTTTAGGTACTCATTTTGCAAATGATGCTGTGGTCAAAGCAACAAATGGTAATGATTTCTTAGGAGAGTTTACAGTAGCAAGTGCAGAAATAGATGCTAGTGCTGTAAAGAGTGGATTGAGTCAGGCATTTATAGGGTATGCTTTTACACCTACATTAAAAACTTTACCCATAGATGCGGCTATACAAGGTGGACCTTTAACTGGTGAGCCTAGACAAATACCTAAAGTAATATTAGATTTAAACACAACACTTGCTGTAAGTGTTCAAGGACCAAGTACAACTTCAACAACAAGGGATTTGGTTATAAGAAATACAACTGATACTGTTACTGGTGGTTTTATGGAAAGATCTGCTGTAACTGGCAAAGAAGAATTTAGGTTATTAGGATATAGTCGTGATCCTAGAGTTATAGTATCACAGTCTTTTCCTTTAGATTTACAAATTAATGGAATGATAGTAGAGGTGGCATTTTAATATGGGATTACCATTAGCATTAGCAATAGGTTCAACTGCAATATCTTTTATGGGTTCTATGAGTGCGGCAAAAGCTGCCAAAAGAGAAGCGGCTTTACAACGTAGACAACTTCAAAGACAAATAGAAGGCGCACAATTAGCATCTTTGCAAGATCATAATAATCGCATGGCAAACCTACAAGTTTTTTTAGGAACTAATGACGCATTATCTGGAATATCAGGTAGAGATATGGGATCAGATAGAAGTTATAAAGCTATACAAGAAAGAGCAAAAACAGAAATGGCTACTGAAACAGATCGTAAATTTTTACAATCATTAAATGAACAAGCTAGATTGTCACTGGCACAAACAGTGGCTATGGAAAAAGGTAGGAACTTATCAAGAGCATATAGATATCAAGCATTTGGAACATTATTTAGTGGAGCAATGAAAGCACAACCTTTAATGCCAAACTCACCAACAGGTAGTGCTTTATCACCTGCTTTTAAAAGAGTAGGTTATGGTAGTGGGATTTCTACATAATGGTACAATTTTTAAAAGCAAAACCTACATCATTTATAAATAGACCAGTTGGTGTTGTTAGTACAGATATGGGTGGTAAAGAAGCGGCTAATACTTTAGCAAATGTAGCTAATAATATTGCTACACAAGCTTTTGCTAGAGCTACAGCAGACCAAGAAAAGTTTGGTAAAAATTATGCTAGATCTATGAGCATAGATGTAAGAGATAGTAATGGTAACTTACAGTTTAAACCAATAGATTCTACATTAAGTGATGTTGCTAAAGCAAGTGCAGAGCCAATAGTAAGACAAAGATATGGTGAAGCATTACGTTTAGATATTAATAATGCAATTATGGATATAAGACGTAACTCAAAAACTTCAGCAGAGTTTAAGCAAAATGTTGAAGTTAGAATGGGTGAGTATCTAAAAGATGTAAAGCGATTTGGTGGTAATGATTATGTAGGTGTTATTACACAAGATATTGCTAAAGTATCATCACAACACTTTCAGGATATGGCAACTAATGAATTCAATGATGCTCAGAAAGTAGCCGCAGTAAACAAGCAATCAATAATTACACAAACAAATAATGATTACATTACATCTATTGCTGATAGTGTCAGAGCAAATAGCAACCTAACTGGTGACAACAGTATTGCAGAACTAACACAAGAATTAAATGTATCTAAGTTTATTATAGATAAGTTAGTACAAGATAATAATGACAATCTATTTGAAAATAATCAAAACCCAAGCATACATGGAGCAGAGTTTAGAAAGATTAAATCTGCTACAGTAAAAGGTCTTATGAGAGGTTTGATTGCAGGAAAAGATGGCAAGTTTTTAAGAGCAGTAAGACAAAGTGTTCTAAATGGTAAAGATACATTAGATCAAAATGGTAAACAGTTATTAACTAAATATGAACAACAAGTATTACAATTAATAAAAGATCAAAATAAAGATGACTATGCTTTAGATGAATTGAATGCAACTTTGACTATAGTATCTAATGATGAAGCTAATGCAAGAGCAGTTAGAGCCGCAGAAACAAAAGATAAAAACTTTTATGAAACACAAATAGAAAAAAAGAATGCTTCATATATATTTCAACAAAATGTACAAGAAAACTTTTATAATGATGGATATACACTAGGATCTGAAATATCAAGTGCAGGTGGTGTTGTTAATGCTAATCATATAGAAACTATACAGAAAAAAACTAATGAAATTGTAGCACAAAGACAATTTAAAACTAGAAAGATTGGCAATGAAGTTGTTGGATATGATCTTAGTGATAAAGAAATTAGAACACAACTAGCTAAATATTCTCATAACATTGCTGATAAAATGATTAAAGGTAGTGGTTTATTTACTACATCTGCATCAAAAGAAAATCTTTTAAATTATATTGTTAATAAAAGTGAAAAAGGACTAACTGCTAAACAACTGACTGTAGCAAAAAATATAGAAAAAGTTTTTAATTCAGCAGTATCAGATAATAGTTATATTAAAGATACATTTAAATCTGCTTTAAACTCAGCATCAATAGTTGCATTGAAGAACGAGCAAAATGAAGCAGAAAATTTAAGAATACAAAATGTAGGTTTTGAAGCAGAAAATGGTTTAGGTGTGCATTCTTCAAAACGAGCAAATGATTTAAAAACATACTATGATGTTAACTTACAATATTTTGCTCAAGGGAAGTTTAGTGATGACCTTCAGGCTGAAGAAGGTTCACCTGAAAGAAAGAAAGCTGTTGCTCTTGATCTTGTTATGAGTAATGGATTTTTTCCACAACCAGTATTAGAACTAATGAATCTTGCAGTTAATGCTAATGGATCTGCTTTCTCCATAAATCAAGCATTAAATTATTTTAATAAATATACAAAAGTTGATAAAGGTGGCAGTCAAGTTGATAGACTATATGATGTACTAGATAAAAAAACATATAAGATGTTATCAGTAGCAAATACTTTATCACAATTTTTAGGAACTAATACATTTGGTATTGTCACAGATAAAGAAGGTGGTCCTGATATAAAAGATTTAATGCTTAAACTAAAACAAACTAGACAAGATATAGATATAAACTCTAATGTTTTTAAAGCAAATTTATCTGATCTTGCAGAAGGTGAATCAGGCATAAATAGTTCTTTTGATTATTTATTAGAAAAATTAAACTTTGACCAAAGAGAAGCAGAAGAGTTTGCACCGATATTAGATATGTTTTTATCTATGGATATGGGTAGCAATATTATTTTAGATCACTTTGAAAACATAAAAGCTAATATTTATGTTGATGGTGAAGGAATGATTATAGATGCTTTTCAAGGTGGCAACTTATTAAATAGAAGTAAACACGCATTTTTACGCACAATACCTGATGCTGTTCAACGTCAAGGTGTAAGAATGTTTATACAAAATGATTTGTCACAAATACCAGTAGATGCTGATCCTTTGACTGCTGATGAAGATTCAAGATACTTTTTAAATTATACACCAAATGATTTAGAAAGAACAGAAATGATGAAAACATCTTATGGTAGAAATATTCTAACACAAAAAAGAGAAGATGAAAAAGGTGGAGTGCCAGTATTTTTGCAACCTGATCCATATGGACCAGATAATTCAAGAGTAAGGTATATAGCATTTTATAGAGCAAATGATGGAACATTTAAATCAGTGAAAAAAGATGGTGTAGATGTAGTTTATGATTTAGCTGAGTTATTACAAATAGTAAGTCCAGACTTTGATCCTGAGGAATAATTATGCAATATAATTTATTTGATACTACTACACAATCTTATAATCCATATAGAGATATTGTGTCAGCACAAGAGGTTATGAAAACAACTCTTAGACCTTATAAGATGTTAGCTGATGTAGAAAAGCCTGAAGAAGTATCATTTGGTCAAACTGTATCAGCATCATTAGGTTATACTTATAATCCAGTAATAGATGCTATATCTGCTTTACAATTTGATGAAGAAGCAAGAGATCCAAACTATAATCCTTTTGCTGATATGGAAGGTTTTTCAGGATATGAAGAAGTTTTAAAAGATGCTGTAAATGCAGATCATATGAAACTTCTTAAGAAACAACTTAGACGTAATCTAAAAAATAGAAGAATATTAAGTAATGCAGGTATAGGTAAACAAATCATTGCAGGTATATTTGATCCTATAAATATATTGCCATTACCTTTTGGTTCTATTGGTAAGACTGTGGCAACTAGTGCTTTTAGAACTGGTGCTAGTGTTGGTGTTTTGTCAGCAGGAACAGAGGCACTAAGATATACATTTGATCCTTTAGCTACTGGTGATGAAGTAGTAGGTAATATTGCTATTGCTACTATAGGTGGTGCAATATTAGGTGGTGCTATTGGTGGTGTAAATAAACTTAGAGTCAGAAAAGCACAAAAAGAAATAGAAACAGAAATAAAAGATTTTAATAATTTAGCTGATGATGTTGCGGCATTGAATAGAGCAAGAGATAATGTAGACACTACACAACGACCACTAGCAGGTGCAAAAGAACAAGAACTATTAAACGAACAAGCAACCTTACCTAATTCATTAGAAGAACTACAATCACTAAAAGAAAAGTTAAGAAAAGATGATTTAACTTGGATATACGATCAAGAAGGACCAATAGCTAGATCTAAACTTGCAGATAATAATGAAATATTAAAAGAAAGAAAAAGATTAATAAATAAAATTGTTAATCAAAACAAAGGCTTAACAAAGAAAGCTAAAGATACTGTTAAGTTTTTAGAAGGTATAAAAGCTGCAAGAGATAAATTTGCAGAGCCATTATTGAAAATTAAAGAAGATTTATTAGCACAAGCTAGAGGTGAAAAAGGTTTAAATATAGGTTTATCTAAAAACCAAATTGATTTTTTAAAGAAGATATTAGCACAAGAAAAACAATTATTTCTTACAAAAAAACAAACTGCAATGATTAAAAGAAAAATTAAAGAAGTTGAGGTAGCACAAAAACGTATTAATGCAAATATGAAAGATCTTATCAATAAAAATAAAGGTGTTCGTGATATTATTAGCATTGATAAAGTAAAAGAAATACAAGCAGAGAATACTAAACTAAATAAAGAAATCGGTCACAATAATAATTTACAAGCTGTTGTAAAACAAGAACAAGAAATGATTGATGAGATTGGTAAAGTTAATACTGAACTTACAATTAGAAGATCTGAAGATGAAGCTATGCTTGATGCTGATGGTGTGCCTATAGATAAGTTTAAGTTACAACCCAACTGGTACACAGATAATTTTGTATATAAGGCTTTAGTTACACCTATGAAAAAAGTATTCCAAAGTAAAGAGCTACCACTGGCTGTTAAGAATGCTTTTAGTAAATTAGCAAATGATGCAGGATTAACACAAGTGGCACATAAGTTAGGTGCTACATTAGGTATGTCTGTATATACAAGAGCCGCAGTTCGTAATGGTGAGTATGTCCAAGCACATGATGCACTTAGAGCTTTATATGCAGAACATACTGGTAAGAATATGAATGTTATGGATATAGATTTTCAAAAAAAGGGATATCATGAATGGCTTGAGGACACATATTCAAGAGTATTAAAACAAGAAAAACTATCTGATTTAGATAAAAGAGTAAAAACTATTGTTGATGATTTTATGAATCGTTGGGAGAAAAGACTCAGAGATCAAGGATTAATAGGTAGCTCACAACATTTTACAGTAAAAATTACTCAAGAAAATATTAGATTACAAAACTATGTAAAGAAACTCAGAGAAATATTAGATCCTGAAGTATATGCTAAACGTACTGGCAAACAAGCAAAACTATATTCTGTTACAGAAGAAGCAAGACAGCTTGAAAAAGACTTCATAGCTTTTACTAGAGGTGAAGTTGTTGATTTAGCTAAACTAAATAAAACTCTTGATAAATTAGAAAAATTTAAAATCTCTGGCATAAGAATGAGAAGAGTTAATGACTATAAAAATGATAGAGTTATACCTGAGATAAGAAAGATACAAGAAGATTTAAAAATGTTAAAAGATAATCTTGAGCTTTCTAAAAAAACAAAAGTTACACCAAATAATGAAGAGTTCTTTTTTCCTAGATATTGGGATATTGCGGCAATCAAAGCCAATAGAGTAGACTTTGAATCTAAGCTAATAGATTGGTACACAAACAATCCAACTATATTGAAAAAAAATAAAGACGGAACACTTGAAAGAGTTGAGGCACTAACAACAGCAGAACTACAAAGAGCCACAGATCCAGTAGGTATAGCTAAAAGAGTAAAAGCTACAGTTGATACAATTATAAAAGAAAGAGTAGATGTTACTGATGATGCTATTGCTTTTTATGGTCATGGTAAATCAAAACATTTTAGACACAGAACACTTGATATACCTAATAAGTTTGTAACTGATTATATTGTAAGAAATCCAGTACAAGTTATGAAGATATATACACAAAGAGTTGCAGGTAGATATGAGTTTTCTAAACAGTTTGGTGGTAGATCTGTAGATCAAGTAATAGCTGATTTAGAGTTAGATATGTTTAATGCAGGTCAATCTATTGCAAAAATGAATGAAGTAAGAAAAGACTTTTTACATATGTATGATCGTGTGGCAGGTAGAGTTTTAAGAAATCCTGATAGATTCGATCAAAGATTTGTTAATATGTTGAAAGATCTTGCACAGTTAAATTATCTTGGTAGTGCAGGGTTTAGTACATTACCTGACTTGGCTAAGGTTTTGATGGAGCATGATCTTGGCAATGTTATGAAAGGTCTACAAGGTATATTACAAAATTCAAAAGTAAGAATGAATGCAAGAGAAGGTAGACTTGCAGGTGAAATATTAGAGATTCTTCAAGGTGATGTGCATATGAGATTGATTGAGGATTTACAAAACAATCCTTTATCTCAAAAGAAGTATGATGTTGCAATGAGTAAAGTTAGAAATGTTTTCTATCTTTTAAATGGTTTAGCACCTGCTACAAATCTTATGAAGAAACTTGATTCTGTAATTAGGACACATGAACTAATTGATTTTGCTGTTAAAGATGCCAAAGGTGTAGCGAAAGCAAAAGATATAGAATATTTAAGAAGATACAATATAGATAAAAAGAAAGCACAAGATATTAAAAAACTTGTTGATGATGGTGTTATAGAAAATACTAAGCCAAATGGATCAGGTGTTTATCTAGGTAATTCTGAAAAATGGTTAGAAGCAGGTGTGCCTGAAGAAACATTAGATACATTCAGGGGTGCATTAAATAATGGTATAATGAACACAATATTAATGGGAACTCCTGCTGATAAGCCAATTATTGCAGATGGTGTAGTATATATTCCACAATGGATTGGTAACAAATTTGGTTTAAAATCAGATAAAAGATTCAAAGGTTATACTAGAATTGAAACTGGTTTAGCAGGATTGCCATTTCAGTTCTGGTCTTACAGTTTTGCCGCCGCAAACAAGATTACAGCCGCTATGATGACAGGTCAAGCAAAGAATAGAGCCGCCGCTTTTGTTGTTGCAACTGGGTTAGGGTATATGTCACTTGCAATTAAGAGTCAGTTTGGAAGTGATTTTGTTAGTTTTAAGTGGGATAATATGTCTGCTGAAGATAAGTTTGCACGATCAATAGATGCTTCAGGTGTATTGGCTATGTATAGTGATTTGTTTTATACAGCTATGAATACTAGTATGGCACTAGGTGGACCTGATATTTCAGGTGGATTATTACAGCCAAAGTTCCCACAAGAGAAAAATTTTGTTGATGCTCTCACAGCTATTGGTGGTGCAGGACCTGCAATAGGTGTAGATATTACAAGGGGTTTATATGATTTTGCTGTTGAAGGTAAATACGGAGAAGGATCAAGGCAGGTTATAAAAAATTTGCCTTATATGAGATTATGGTTTATTAAAGGAATGGTAAACGAATTAACTTCTGTTTTAGTAGACATTGAAGATGATGGTTTCGAAAGAGCAATGAGGACTAGGTTTTAATGACTATAGTATTGAGCGCAAATACCCCACGAATTAGTTACACTGTTAATCAGGGTGACTCTCGTACAACTTTTCCTACTGATTTTGTATTTTTTGAAACATCAGATGTAAATGTTTTTGTAGATGGAGTTGCAAGAACATTAGATCCTTCAACATCAAGTTCAACAAAGTTTACTCTAAGTGGTGGCAATGGTTCTACTGGAACTGTAACAACACCTGTCACTGGTGCAACTGGTGGCAGTACTGTTGTCATCACTAGAGATGTTGAGCTTAAACGTACTACTGACTTTCCCAGTTCAGGTGCTTTTGAGATATCTAAATTAAATACAGAGTTAGATACTATTATTACAATGATATCTGACTCACAAGATGAAAACTCAAGAGCAGTAAGATTACTTGATAATGATGATTCTGTTTCTCTTACATTGCCTCTTAAAGCAGATAGAGCAGGTACTGTTTTAGGATTTAATGCTACTACTGGAGCGGCTGAAGCAGGTCCAACAATAGCAAATGTAAGTTCATTATCGGCTATTACTGGTAATATAAATACATTAGGTGGTATATCTGCTGATATTACTACAGTTGCACATTTAGAAGATGGTACTACAGCTACTAGTGCAGTAAGTGGTGTTGCAAGTATTTCTACACAAGTGCAAGGTGTAAATGCAATTAGCACAGAAGTACAACAAGCATTTACAGATAGAGTAGCAATACAAAATGCTAGTACAAATGCAACCAAAGCAGAAAACTATGCAATCAAAACAGATGGTGCTGTAGAGTCAAGTAATTATTCATCAAAGGCTTGGGCGATTGGTGGTACTGGTGTGACTGATACAGCAGGATCAGGTAGTGCAAAAGAATGGGCAACAGATACTACTAATACTTGTGATGGCACAGAGTATTCTGCAAAAGAATATGCCATTGGTACACAATCAGCACAAACAAATGGATCTGCAAAACAATGGGCATTAGGTGGTGGCAGTGGATTTGATAGTAATACTGCTGTAAGTGGTGGTAATTATTCTGCAAAGTATTGGGCATTACAAGCACAAGCTTCAAAAACTGAATTTTCAAATATTTATCATGGTAATGCTACAAGCGATCCATCTGCTGATCCTGATGGCTCAGCTTTAGAAGCAGGTGATTTGTATTTTAATAGTAGTAGCAATGTACTTCGTGTTTATAATGGATCAAGTTGGCAAGATGCCGCAGTTGATACAACATCATTTGCAGGTCAAGGCTTTGCAGTAGCAATGGCTATAGCTTTATAGGAGTACAATATGGCACAAAATTTTAGACAATATAAAATGAGAGAGATAGGAACTTCTGCTACGGATATACCTGATGGCAGTAACTTTGATAGCTTTGATTGTATCATATCAATAAGAATGACAAACATTACAACCAATGCAATAGCAGTAGATGCTTATATACAAAACAGTAGTAACAATTTTTATTTGATAAAAGGGGTAACTATTCCTGCACACAGTAGTTTAGAACTAATTGATGGTGGTTCTAAGATTGTTGTTGTGAGTGGTGATAGATTATATTTTCAATCAGACACAGCCTCATCTTTAGATGTGATTGTAAGTGCAGTAGATGCAATAAGTACATAGGTGACATATGGGATATGTAGGTAATGAACCATCAGTAAATTTTACTAGTTTTGCAAAGCAAGATATTACTGGTAATGGTGGTGCTAATTATACTCTTACTCATGCAGTAGCTAATGCTAATGAGATTGAAGTCTTTGTAAATAATGTAAGACAAGAGCCTACATCAGCTTATTCTGTTAGTGGCACGGCTTTAACTATGACTGGTAATGTGGCTAGTTCAGATGATTTTTATGTAATATTTTTAGGTAAGGCTTTGCAAACTACTGTGCCACCTGATAGTTCTGTTACAAATGCTAAGATAGCTAATAGCACAATAGATCTTACTTCTAAGGTTACTGGTGTATTGCCAGTTGCTAATTCACAAACAAACACACCAGCTTTTAAAGCTACTCTTTCAAGTAATCAAACAATAAGCAATGATACATTAACAAGAGTTACTTTTGATGTTGAATCATATGATACAGATAATGCTTTTGCATCAAATATTTTTACTGTTCCATCTGGACAAGGTGGAACATATGCTTTTTCTTACCTTTTATTTGTAGATGATATAGATGATACAGATTTTTGTTTATCTTATATAGAAGTAGATGGAGTACAAACTCTTGGTACACAAGACCAAAGATATGGTTCAAGTGCAACTCAAAACCAAACACTTCAATCTTCTGGAGTGCTTACATTAACTGCTGGTCAAACAGTAGAAGTAGTAGTTAAACATGGTGAAGGTGCTAATCAAGAATTAAGAAATAGTCATACATATTTTCAAATGTATAAATTAATAGGAATTTAAATAATGGCATTATCAAAGATACAAGCTGAGTCAATGAACCTAGCAGATACTTATGCTTTTACTGGTACTGTTAGTGGCACTGGCACAAGACAACTTTTAAGAACAATTACAATTACAAGTAATACAGCATCAGTAGAATTTATACATGGTTCAAATGGTGTAGTTTTAGACTCAACATATTCAAGACATGAAATAACTATTGATGGTGCTATACCAGCAACAAATGCTCAGCAAATAAATCTTTATTTAAGCAGTAATGGTGGCAGTAGTTATCACGGAGATAGTGCATATAATTCCGTATATCACAGACATTTTAGTAATGGAAGTAGTACTTCAAATGATAATGGGTATGTAAATGATTTTGCTTTAAATCATGACCAAAGTACTTCTAGTACTGCTAATAAAGGTGGTGTTACTGGCACAATTATTGTTGATAATTTAGGCACAGCACACAGAACAGTTTTTAATGGTCAATTCTTTGGTTTTGGTGACAGTAGTTTTTATATTCATACAAATAGTATAGGCACAGTCGAATCTAATGGGGATACTTATAATGCACTTAAAATATCTTTTAGAAGTGGTGACATTGCTAGTGGTATATTTAAAATATACGGAGTTAGATAATGGCTAATAGAAAAAAAAATGTTAATGGTGTTGAGATAGAATTAACTGATGAAGAACAAGCAGAGTTAGAAAAACAAGAAGCTGAATGGGCAAAAGGTGAGCTTGACAGAGAGCTTTATTGGTTAAGAACTGTCCGTAATGGTATGTTAGCTGAGTCAGATTATATGGGAAATTCAGATGTAACTATGTCTGATGCTTGGAAAACCTACAGACAAGAACTTAGAGATATAACTCAAGGTTTAACAACTGTTACAAAAGTAAAAAATAAAATGAAGTTTGATGAAGATACTAAAACCTTTATTAACTTTCCAAAAAAACCAACGGAGTAAATTATGCCATTTATAGGACAACAGCCTACTACTGGAGCTTTCATACAGCTAGATAGTTTGACTGCTAGTGCTACTGCTAACTATACTTTACAATTAAATGGAGCAAACTTTGAGCCTGAAAGTGTCAACAATCTTTTAGTATCTATTAATGGAGTTATACAAGGTAGTAATACAATGAGTCTTAGTGGATCTACTTTGACTGTTGGTGCTACATTATCCAGTAGTGATGTCATAGATTTTGTAAGAGTCTTTGGTAATGTTGGCACAATATCTACACCTACTGATGGCAGTGTAACTGTAAATAAGTTAGGTACTGGTGCAGTGACTAGTGCAAAAATATCTGATGGCACTATTGTTAATGGTGATATAAATGCTAGTGCTGGAATAGATGGAAGTAAACTTGGAACAAATGCAATTAAAAATGTTGTAACATCATTATCAAGAATAAGTGATTCAACCTCTAATACTTCTTATAC